ATTTTAACAAACCGTTATGAACGTCCTTATGAACCAACATTTGGTTCTGATATTCAAAATCGATTATTTGAAAACTTTGATGCTGTAGAAGCAATTAACTTAGAAGAAGATATTCGGTTAGCAATTGAGAATCATGAACCAAGAGTAGAAGTACAAGATGTGACTGTAATTGGCGGTCTAGACAACAATACTGTATCGGTTAATGTTGTATTTTTTATAGTTAATGAAGCCGAGCCGCAAGAGTTAAAAATACAAATAGAGAGAACAAGATAAGATGCCTGCGAACAACGCGCTCGAGCTTACAGATATCAATTATGATACTATTAAGCAAAATTTAAGAAACTTTCTTTCTAACCAATCTGAGTTAGGGGATTACGATTATGATTCCTCTACTATGCAGATTCTTCTTAATGTATTAGCATATAACACATATATGAACTCTTATTATCTTAATATGGTAGGTAATGAGATGTTTCTTGATTCGGCACAGATTCGTAGTAATGTAGTTTCTCGTGCTAAGATGTTAAACTATACACCACGATCAGCTCAAGGACCTACAGCTACAGTACAGGTTGTGATTACTCCAACAGATACACCTGATTTTATTACTTTGTCTAAAGATACTAAATTTAGAACTACTGTAGACGGTACTCAATACGTTTTTGTTGCTACTGATACTACTACTGTAAATGCTGTCTCCGGAATATATTCAACAAACATTAACATTACAGAAGGCAGACCTTTTACATTTAGATATACAGTTAGCTCTCTTAATCCTGTGCGTTATATTATTCCTGCAGATAATGTTGATACAAGAAGTATTGTTGTAAAAGTTCAAAACTCTTCAACTGATACTACAATAACCACTTTTAACAATGCAGAAAATTTAACTACTGTAACTGCAACTACAGCAGCTTACTTCTTAAAAGAAAATGAAGATGGCCGTTATGAATTAGAGTTTGGTGATAGTGTTTTAGGGAAAGCATTAAATGATGGTAATATAGTTATTATTGATTATAGAACTTGTAATGGTACAGCTGCGCAAGGTGCGAATAACTTTACCTCTATAGATTCTATTGGGGGGTATAGTAATATTACAGTTAATCATGTTTCTAGAGCTCAAGGTGGTGGAGATAAAGAAACTATACAATCTATTAAATTTAATGCTCCTAAAAATTATGAAGCTCAAGGTAGAGCAGTTACTCGTAAAGATTATGAAACTATAGTAAAAAATCAATTTGCAGATATACAAGCAGTTTCTGTATGGGGAGGAGAAGATAATTCACCTCCAATATATGGACGTGTTTATATTTCTGTAAAGCCTTTTTCTGGAACATTATTAGCTGAAGATAGAAAGCAAACAATTGCAGATTATCTCGTCGATAGAAATGTACTAACTATTGAACCTCAAATAGTAGATCCAACATATCTTTATGTAAAACCTCAACTCACAGTAAAATATAACCCAGATTTAACTACATTAACAGCAGGGCAACTTAGCACCGCTGTATCTAATGCTGTTATTAATTATGAAACAAATAAATTAGGGTTGTTTGGTCAAAACTTTATTGGTTCTCAATTAATAAAAGATATTTACGAAGTTAATAATTCTATTACTTCTATTCAAACTGAATTGTATATGGAGAAAAAATTTAAACCTAATACATCAGTTAGAACTACGTATACAATTAACTTTAATAATGAAATTCATAATTATGAAAATGTAACTAAAGCGTTCAATATTAGTTCAACAAAGTTTACATACAATGGAAATGCAAACAGTTATTTTGACGATGATGGGTCTGGTAATGTTAGAATATATTCGCTTACATCCACAGGATCACGAACCTATTCGAATACTTCAGCAGGATCTATTAATTATTTAACTGGAGTAATAGTTCTTAATGATTTATTAATAACAGCTTTTGTAGGAGATTCAATAACTATTACAGCTGATCCTGATAAAGATGATATTGATGGTTTAAGAAATCAGTTATTATTGATTAAAGATGCATCTATAAGTTTGTATGATACTAAACTGCAAAGTACCGTTTCTACTATATCATCTATTAATACTGAAGGTACTACAACCACAATACCTGAAACTGGTGTTATAACAACGGTATACTAATGGCTACGGATAATAAAACATCAGTACTAGTAGAAAATCTATTACCTGATTTTTTAGATACAGAAGGACCTAAGTTTCAATCATTCGTAAAAGCATATTACGAGTGGATGGAAACAACCGGTCAAATGACTGAGCAATCTAAAAATCTTTTAAACAATCAAGATATAGATCTTGCAGCAGAAGAATTTTTAAAATATTTTAAGAGAGAAATACTATCTCAATTTCCTGAAGATGTTTTAGCTGATAAAAGATTAGTTTATAAAAAGATTAAAGATCTTTATAGATCAAAAGGCTCAGAAGAGTCTTATAAACTACTATTCCGTATTTTATATAATGAAGAATTAGACTTTTACTACCCCGGTCAAGATATTTTAAGAGCATCTGATGGACGTTGGATTCAAGAAACTTCTATAAGAATTACTAAACCATTCAGAGGTAACCCCGATCTTTTAGCTGGAGAAATTACTGGAAGATCGTCTAGTGCTACAGCAAAAATTGAAAGAGTACAGCAATTAACTGTAGACGGTGTAGAAGTTTACGAAATTTTTGTAACTAATGTTTCTGGCACATTTTTAGATGCTGAAGAAATAGATAATACTGCTAATACAATATCAGGTACAATTATTTCTAAATCTGGTTCTTTACAGAATGTAATTGTTACTGATGGTGGATCTGGTCACCAGCAAAATGATGTTTTAACTATAACTAGCGCTTCCGGTACTGGAGGAAGAGGTAGGGTAACAAGAACAGCAAATGGTGTAATATCTACTGTAGCAGTTACTAATGCAGGATCAAATTTCGTCCGAACTGATCCGTTGATCTTGAATAATACTACCCGGGTAGCGTCTAACGCTACAGGTGCTGGTCTTTTAAGTGCACCTATTTCCTATACAGGTAGGTATAGTGATGTAAAAGGTTTTATATCATGGAGTAATAAACTTCAAGATAATAGATATTTTCAAGAATACTCATATGTACTAAGATCTTCTCAGGTACTTAACACATATAAAGAGATAGTAAAAAATGTAGTACATCCTGCCGGTATGAGATTATTTGGCGATGTTCTTTTAAGTGTAGATATTGATAGTACAACTACTAGTTTTAAAAATGAATATGTAATAAAATTCGGCGATGTAATAGTACCTGATATTTTTATACCTACTGTAGTGTCTGCTTCAATTGACCAATATGAATCATCTGGTGATGATGGTGCTGTAGTACCAGATATTGAATTAGATATAAACCAAATCGAAACATTCTTTAATATAGATATTCCAGAAGCAGGTTCTGGCTTCCAAGTTGAAATTGAATTGATTGCTGCACAACAATCAGCTCTACTAGCTGCTGATGAAATTATTAGTGTAAATATTTCTAAATTAGTAGAAAATATATCAATAAATGAAACAGCTAATGTTGCTTTACTTGAAATTGGTGAAGTATGGGATCCAAGATATCCATCAAATGATCAAACAAGCTATTCAGCTAATGGTAGCTTATGGTTAACTACTCAAGGTACATTCTTAAGCTTACCTACAGCTAACAATTTTTCAGATCAAGTTGCTAAACCTCTATCTACATTTAACCAAAATATTGCAGTATTACCAACACTAGCTCCTGACACTATTGCGTCTACATTTAATGGATTCCAGGATATAGAATTAGATAGATTTATTGACTTAACGTCAATAACAGGAACTCAACTTGGTGATACAAGTGTAGGATTCTCATTCAGTATTGCTACGCCATTTAACCAAATTGATTTAGCAGTGTTTGAAACTATATTAATTGGAGCTGTGGCGGATACTCAAGTAGGTAATACTGATCCTACTACAATAGTAACAACAACGAACGTTAGTCAAAATACAATTGTTGCGCTCGTATAAATAAAAGAAACAAATAAACACTAATATTCTCCGGAGAATGAAATGCCAGGAATAGTAACAAAAAGATTTAGAATTCACAATGCTGAGCAATTCCAAGAAGCATTCAGTGAAGCAGTAAGTACAAAAATGTATATGTTTATTGGACGCATTAACACGTGGGATAACGGTGATGCAGAGCCAACACCTACAGATACTATCAGAGAGTCAAGATTTGAACCTTGGCGTCAGATGATTGCTGCAAAACGCGTACAATCATCAGATGTATCTTTTGCCGTACCTCGCTATAATTGGGTTTCTGGTACTGTTTATTCTGAGTACGATGATACTGATTCTGGCTTATATGGTCGTTCTTTTTATGTAGTTACAACTGATTACAATGTTTATAAATGTATGTTTAATGATAGAGGAGCTGCTTCTACAGTTAAACCTACAGGTACAAGCACATCTATTTTCCGTACATCGGATGGATATAAATGGAAATTCATGTATTCTATATCTGCTGCAGATACTCTAAAATTTGTTACTGCATCTTATATACCAGTAAAAACTTTAACATCTGATGATGGTAGTGTACAATGGGATATACAGCAGGCTGCTACAAACAATTCTATTGATATTATCGATGTTACAGCTAATGGTTCAGGGTATGCATATAGAGCTAATACTTTTTCCGGTGGTGTTACTAACTCTACAGTAGTTATTTTAGATTCAGGTGCAAGTGCAGTTGATGATGCTTATACAGGTTCAGCTATCTACATTTCAGCAGGATTAGGTTCTGGTCAATTAGCAAATGTTTCTGCTTATACTGGTTCTTCTAAAACTTTAACATTAACACCTGCATTTACTACAACACCGAACAGCACAAGCTCATACCATATTGGTCCGAAAATTTTAATTACTGGTGATGGTACAGGTGCTAAAGCTTACGCTAATGCTGGTGGCGGTCAAATTTCTCATATTAATATGATTAATGTTGGCTCTGGCTATTCCAAAGCTAACGTTCAGATTAGCGGCACTGGTGGTACAGGCGGTAAAGGTGTTGCTAGATTATCACCTCCGGGCGGTCATGGTTCAGACCCAGTTGGTGAATTAGGTGGTTATAATGTAATGTTAAATGTTCGTTTAGAAGGTACAGAAGGTGATAACTTCCCAACAAACAACGATTTCCGCATTATTGGTATTTTAAAAGATCCATTAACTGCTAACGATATTGCTGCAGATGCATCAGCTTATGACACTACTACAAAATTAACTGTAACTGGTATTTCTGGCGGTCCATTCTATCAAGATGAAGTCGTAACCGGTACAGCAAACGGCGCGATTGGTCGTGTTGTAGAATTTGCAAACACTAACGCAGCAGGTACTGCTGGTGTATTAAAAGTTATTGATGTAAACGGTACATTTGAAGCAGAGACTATTACTGGTAATACTACATCAGCAACTGCGACTGTAACTACAGTATCAGGAAGTGAATTAAAACCATATTCTGGTGACATCATATATAGAGAGAACAGATCAGTTACTAGTAGATCAGCTGATCAAGTTGAAGATATTAAAATTGTTGTCCGCTACTAATTAATTAAAGGTTGAGTAAGAATGGCACGAGCTAATACTGCCTCTTTAGATACGAATTTTAACGTTGATCCATATTATGATGATTTTGACGAAACTAAGAATTTTCATAGAATTCTTTACCGTCCGGGATTTGCTGTGCAAGCTCGCGAGCTTACTCAGATGCAAACTATATTACAAAACCAAATTGATAGATTTGGTGAACATATATTTAAAGAAGGAAGTGTAGTTTCTGGTATAGAAGTTAATTATGATTCAGATTATACTTTTGTTAAAGTAAGAGATGGTGATGCATCAGGAAATACTATTACAGTTTCAGATGGTGTTGGTAAATTTATTACCGGTCAAACATCAAATGTTACTGCTATTATAATTGATAGTATTGATGGTTCAGAAGCTGAAAACCCAAATTATAAAACACTTTATGTAAAGTATATTGATACTGGTACACAAGGTACAGCTGGTAATACATATTTTACATTAGGTGAAAGACTTGTTGCAAATAGCGGTAGTTTCTCGGCTAATGTTATTTCTACTGGTGTAGCTACTGGTAGAGGTAGTCATATTAAATTAGAAGAAGGTATTATTTTTGCTAAAGATCACTTTATTAGAGTTCCTTCTGCTAACCTTCTTCTCGGTCGCTATACATCAAACGTAAGCTATAAAGTAGGTTATGATATATCTGAAGATATTATTACTTCAGCTAGCGATACGTCTCTACTAGACCCTTCTCAAGGCTCATTTAACTATACCGCTCCAGGCGCAAATAGATTAAAACTTAACCCCGCTATTGCAAAATATGAATTAACTGCTAATACTGGTGATGATTATGTAGAAATTTATCGTATTGATCAATCTACGCCTTCTCTTAATAGCAGTAAACCGCGTTATTCAGAAATAAGAGATTATCTTGCTCGTAGAACTTCTGACATAAACGGTGATTTTATTGTTAAAGGTTTAGGTGTACGTTTAAGAGAACATTTAAATCAAGCTAATAACCTAGGTGTTTATTCTGCTGGTGATGGTGGTGATAGCACTAAACTTGTAGTAGATGTAGACCCTGGTAAAGCATACGTTGCAGGTTATGATATTGAAAATATTATTACAGCTCACGTAGATACTACAAAATCTACAGATTTTGATTCCCTTGAAGCAGTAAATATTGCAGCTAATTATAGTAACTATCTAGTGGTAAAAGAAGTTTCTGGTGCCTGGAGAGTAAATACTCATGCACCTGTTAAGCTTTATGATACTTTTGCTCGCTCTGTATCTAATACTTTATTCTCAACTGCCGCTCCAGCTGGTACACAAATTGGTACTGCACGAGTAAGAGCCGTCGAATATGTTTCAGGTACAGAAGGTTCACCTGAAGCAAGATATAATTTATTTTTATATGATATTCAAACAACAGCTAATACATTAAGTAATTTAAAATCAATTCATATTGACAACTCTTCTGTATCACAAGCTAACGGTTACGCTGATATTGTGGTTAGTAGTAGTAATACAGCAATTCTTACTGAGCCCGGATTTAACAAAGGTGTATTTAAATTACCCGTTCAAGCTACAAGAAGACTAAGAGATACTAACGGAGTTGTTGATACTAACTTTCAGTTTTTAAAAGCTTTTGACGTCACTATTGCTACTGATGGAACATTTAGTGTTGCTACCGGTGCAGTAGATGAAACTTATCCATTTTCTGCAGGTGCTTTAAATGATACTCAAAAAAGAGCAAACTTTTATGTGGTATTAAATGCTAACACAGCAAGCGCCTCTGCAGTTGATACTGGTTCAATGTCAGGATTAGCTAATACTGTTACCGGCCTGACAAGTGCTGATACTAAATTTAACATTGGTGATAGAATTCAATTTGCTGGTTATGCTAATAACTTTACCGTAACCGCAGTTACTGCTTCTACACTTTCTACTCTTCAACCAGCTTTAGCAGCTATTTCCTCTGCAGGTATAGTTAAGAAATTTAATAAAGGACAAGTAATTGATTTTGCAGGAGTTGGTGGTGATGGTACTGATAGAAGTATTTCTATAGCATCAACAACTTCAGCTAATTTTGATATACAAGAAACTTTAACTTCTACATCTACTGCAACAGTAATTACAGAACTAACTAAAGTTGACGGTCAAGAAAAAGCTAAAAACTATAACTCTAACCGCTACGTTCAAGTTACTGTCAATCAATCAGACGGTACTGCAAATACTACTGGACCGTGGAATTTAGGTCTTTCTGATATTCATAAAATTACTGAGATTAGAAAGAAAACAGGTAACTCTCAATTTACTACAGCTTCAGAAGGCGTTGATGTTACCACTAGCTTTACTCTAGATAGTGGTCAAAGAGATAACCTTTATGATCATGGTAAACTAAAATTAAAAACTAATCCTATAATTACTCCAGCTGCTGGAGATGTATATCTAGTTAAATTGAATTATTTTACTCATGATACTTCTCAAGGTGTAGGTTATTTCTCGGTAGATTCATACCCTATTGATGATGTTTTAGTTTCAAACACAACAGCTATTACCACGCAAGAAATACCGTTGTTTACATCGCCACAAAATGGAGATATATTCGACTTAAGAGATTGTATTGACATTAGACCAAGAATTACCGATACTGCTACAGATACAACATCAGTAGGTAGTGCTTCGGTAAACCCATCTACAAGCACAACTATAGTTTCACCTTCAGGTGGTTTAAGATATATTGCCCCTAATGAAAATTTAACTGCTGATTTAGATTATTACTTAGGGAGAAATGATATTGTTTCTTTATCACCAAGCGGTGATTTAAAAGTATCTAAAGGTAAACCTTCTTTACTGCCTATTACACCAGAAGAACCTAGCGGTCATTTACCTTTAGCTCAAATATTTGTTAAACCATTTCCATCGTTATCACCAGACACCGCTAAAAATTATAATAGATATGATCTTTCTGCAGAAATAGAGCCTATTAAATCTAGAGGCTTTACTATGAAAGATATTGGTGATATGAAAAATAGACTAGATAAAGTTGAATACTTTACTAGACTATCTTTAGCTGAGCAAGAAGCAAAAGAATTAAATTTTGCTGATGGCAATGGTGTAGACAGATTTAAAAATGGTATTATTGTAGATACTTTTACTGGACATAATATTGGTGATGTAGCAAACGAAGATTATAAAGCAGCTATTGATAAATTAAAAGGTGAATTAAGACCGCAGTTTAAGCTTAATAGTGTTCAATTAGAACATCAAACTGCTAACAGTACTAATATTATTATTGCACCTAGAGATGCAGTTATTACAGTGGGTGGAACTGATACTTACACAGTAGGTGAAACTGTAACTGCAGGAGCTGCTTCTGGCAAACTTGTTTATCAAGTAGGAAGAAAATTATACTTAGAAAATACATCAGGCACTTTTGCAATATCTTCTACAGCTACAGGAGGCTCAAGCTCCTCTAGCGGTACTATTTCTGCTGTTTCTACACCTTCAAGCGGTTTATTAGCTACTCTTCCCTATACTCATCTTAAAGTAATTGATCAACCGTTTGCATCTACAACTAGAAATGCAGCTGGTCTATTTTGGAGTTTTATAGGTAATATTTCACTATCTCCAGATACTGATTTTTGGGTAGATACTACAACATCACCAGATATTCAGTTAAACTTTGAATCTAATTTAGACAACTGGCCAGGGTTAGAAAATAGCTGGCAGACAGAATGGAATAACTGGCAGACTACAAGTACCGGGGTGAGCTCATCTACATTTAATACTACAAGAGAAGCAAGAGAAAGAGTACTATCTATTAATAATGGTACTAGAATCACTAATGTAGATAGAATTTTTAGAGAAACTTCTACTAATACGCGTCGTAGTATTACAACAAATCAAACTCGTACTGGTATTCAAACCGGGATTGAAATACAATCTCAAACTGAAAGAACTGGTCCGAGAGTAATAGATACAAATCTTATACCATTTATGAGATCTCGTGTTATACAAGTAACAGGAAGAGGTTTTAAACCTAATACTAGATTGTATTCATTCTTTGATGGTACTAATGTTTCATCTTTTGTTACTCCTACATCATCTGCGTTTGCAAACACAGCGTTAGAAGGAGGCAATTTATTTTCTGATAGTAGTGGTGATGTTTATGCTGAATTTAGAATTCCAGCAGAAGAGTCTACTAGATTTAAAGTTGGAGATCGAGTTTTCCGCTTAACAGATAACCCTACTAATGCATCCGGTACAGGTTTAACTACTACTTCAGGTGAAGCGTTATATTCTGCGAGAGGTTTAAGTCAAACCGTTCAAGATACAATTATTTCTACCAGATTACCTCAATTAGCAACCAGAACTGTATCACAATCAAGAAGTTTTACTTCATCTTCTACAACCTCAAGTCAAGTAATTAGTAGAGAAAATATTCGAAATGAAGTTTCTTGGCAGAACGTTCCTGCACCTCGACCTGTCGATCCTATTGCACAAACGTTTATAATTGATAATGCAGCAAGAGGTATTTCATCATCAGGAGCATTTTTAAGTAAGATTGATCTTTATTTTGCTACAAAAGATGCAGATCGCCCAGTATTTGTTGAAATAAGAGAAGTAGATCCTTCTGGTTCATTTATTACTAATAAAATTGTGCCATTCTCTAAAATTACTTTAGAAGCAAGCGAGATTAATACTAGTGATAACGGTTCAAGTCCTACTCCTGTAACATTTAATACACCAGTATTATTACAAGATCAAAGAGAATATGCTATTGTAGTTAAACCTGGAGCTGATAATCCAAACACATCACTGTTTGTATCTAGAGTGGGAGATAATGATTTACAATCTAATCAAAGAATAGTAAAACAGCCTTACATCGGTACAATGTTTGCATCTTCTAATAATAAAGCATGGAACGCTATACAAGAAGAAGATTTGAAATTTAATTTGTATATCGCACAATTTACTACTGGTACTACAGCTTCTGCTATCTTTAAGAACAAGGACATAGATTTCTTAAAGATAACTGGTTCTAATACTTTTAATACTATAGGTGAAGGTATACACGGAGAAACAACATTAACATTAAGTAATGGAATTGCTGTTAATGCTAATATGGTGCTTGTAGGAAATACTTCCGGTGCAAATTGTATTGTTTCATCTAATAATTCTGGTTTAACATCAATTAGAGTAAAAGATGTTTCTTTAACTAAATTTAGTAACGGTGAAAGAATAAATGTTACTATTAATGGAGTGAAACAAGTTACTGATTTTGGTGTTATAAGTTCTCAGTCTACACCTACAGGTAAAGTAGCTTACTATGACACTGTTAATGAATCAGGTAATACTATTCTACATATTGATAGTGTTTCTGGTACATTCGTGAGTGGTCATCAAATTAAAGGTCAAATTAATAGTTACACATCTACTATTGACAGTATTGACAAACTAGAAATAGATACGTTGCATATTAACTCTAGTTATGTTTCTCATGACAACAATACAGTTACACCATTCATTAGGCTAAACACTTCAGCATCAGCAAGAGATACTGCATTTAGAAGAATTGAAGATAATGAAAATACTGATTTTGCATCTTCTAAGTATTTGCTTTCTAGATCTTTAGAAAATAATAATATTTCAGGTGAAAAATCAGCTGAATTAAAATATGATATTATTACAACCGACCCTAATCTATCTCCAATGATAGATCTAGAAAGAGTTAGTGCTATCTTAGTTAATAATAAGATTAATAATGATTCTAATAATGAAACTAATGCTACTGGTGGTAATGCTTCAGCTAGATATATTACTAGAATTCTTGAATTAGCTGATGGTCAGGACGCTGAAGATATTAAAGTAAAACTAAATGCATATAAGCCTAGTGGCACTAATGTACAAGTCTATTATAAAATTTTAAATAAAGATGATAGCGATTTCTTTGATGATCGTAGCTGGGTAGAGATGACTCAAGATACTTCTTCTACTACTATTTCAAGTAGTGAAAATAGAGATGATTTTAGAGTGTATGATTTTAGTATACCAACAGCTAATTTAACTGGTTCTCTAAATGAAGTACAATATGTAAACAGTCAAGGTAATACATATACTGGCTTCAAGTTTATGTCTATTAAAATTGTTCTTACTTCTTCTAGTGAAAGTGTTGTGCCTAGAGTAAAAGATTTAATGGCGATTGCACTGCAGGTATAATAGTATGAATTTTGCCAAAGTTAAAGATGAGCCAGGTTATGTAAGAGACATGCATAGTAGAGCTATCATCTGTGTTGATAGCTCTGGCTTACAAGCATATAAACTTCAAAAAAAAGCGAGGTTAAATCAAAAAAATCAATTAAACGAATTAACTGATGACGTCAATCAGTTAAAAGCTGAGATTTCTGAAATAAAAAATCTATTAATTAATCTACTAGATAAATAATCAATAAACTCACTTTTAACTACAGAATAGGATTACGATTATGGCATTATACTTTTCTGGCTCAGCTATAGCTAACGTAGCACTTACAGATACATTTAACATTTGGCGTCAAAGATTTAATCAAGTTGTAGATGCAGAAAAAGCAGATTTTATAGGACCAGTTACTGCACCTGTTATAACAGCTAACAGTATAAACGGTACATCTGCCAATTTTACTACTCTACAAGCAGATGCTATTGATTTTGATGGTGATTTAACAGTAGATAATGTTGCTGCAAACACTCTTGCTGGTACTTTATCTACAGCAGCGCAACCTAATATTACATCAGTTGGAACATTAACTTCAATTGCTACAACTGGACCGGTTACCGCACCAACAGTCACAGCAAATAGTTTTGTAGGTACTTTAACTGGTGCAGCAACTTCAGCTGGTTCAGCTACAACTGCAACTACAGCTACGACAGCTACGACAGTAACTTTAGTTGCAACTAATACAACAGATGCAACTCATTATCCTATATTCGTAGACGCAGCTACTGGTAATGAAAATCCTAGAACGGATACTGGTTTAACATATAATCCAAACTCAGGTACTCTAGCTGCGACTGATTTTAACGCTACTTCTGATATTACATATAAAGAACAAATTGCACCTATCGATAATGCGTTGGAGATAGTAGAACAACTAGCAGGTAAAGCTTTCAACTGGAAGCATACAGGTAAAAAATCCTATGGTGTTATAGCACAGGAAGTAGAACAGGTTTTACCTGATGTTGTTACGACAAATGAAAACGGTAAAGCGGTTAATTATAATACTTTAATTGCGTTATTGATTGAAAGTAATAAACAGTTAAATAAAAAAATAAAATTACTTGAGCAAAAATTATAAATACTATTAATAAATTTTTGCTAATAGTCAAAGGAGACGAAGATGGCAATTAAAATTTCAGGCACTACTGTTATTGATGATAGTAGAAATATTTCTAGTATTTTAAATTTAACAGCATCTGGTACAATTTCACTCAATTCTTTAACTTATCCGTCTTCCGATGGTACGTCAGGTGAAGCTATTGTAACAAATGGTTCTGGAACGCTATCATTCGGTAGCGCAGGTATTTCAACAGGTAAGGCCATTGCAATGGCTATTGTATTTGGTTAATAAAGGAGACATAAAATGGCCGCACCAAATATTGTAAATGTAGCTACAATCACAGGTAAATCTGCTGCAGTAGCACTTTCAACAACTAGTGCTACACAACTTGTAAGCAATGCAGCGTCTAGTGGTAAAGTTTTTAAAATTAATATGATTCAAGTAGCGAACGTCGATGGTACTAATGCATGTACAGTAACTGTAGATTATCACAGCCAAGATGATATTGGAGGTACAGCATATTCACTTGCAGGGACAATATCTGTACCAGCAGATTCTTCACTTATTGTTCTTGATAAAAATACAGCCCTCTACTTAGAAGAAGATAAATCTATTTCTGTTACTGCAGGCACTGCAAACGATTTAGAAGTGTTAATAAGCTATGAGGAAATTAGCTAATAGGGGTAATAAGAGATGAGTAGATATGAAGCAGGATATATAGGTGTAGCTAATAATACACCGCAAGGTAGTTATGGAACAGCGACTGCGGGTGGCATTTGGTCTCTTGATGAAGTTTATGCTTATGTTTTAGCAGGCGGCTGGCCTACAGCTGGTGCAGTAGCTCCTGGTCAACAAGCTTACACATCAGCAGGAACATTTACGTTCATTGTTCCATCAGGTGTTACATCAGTATCTGCTGTAGCTATCGGTGGTGGAGCTGGTGGATATGGTTCCCGCGGCGGTGGTGGTGCAGGACTAGGTTATAGAAATAACATGACTACTGTCCCGGCAGCAGGTTATACTGTTAATGTAGGTGATTTTGGAGCGAATGCATTTGATCAAGCGACAAATCAAGGTGAAGATAGTACATTTGCAGCCCAAACACAAAGTGTAATAGGTTATAAAGGCTTGGGTGGTGTTAATAATGGTGCTGGTAATAATGGTGGCTCGTTTTCTGGTGATGGAGGCGGATCCGGCGGCAGCGGCGGTGATTCAGGTGCATCAGGTGGCGGTGGTGCAGGCGGCTACTCAGGTGGTGGAGGTGCAGGGGTAGGAGCTGGAAGTGCGGGCCAAGCTGGTTCAGGCGGCGGTGGCGGCGGAGGCGCTGGTGGCGGCGGTAACATGGCCCCAATGGGAGGCGGCGGTGGCGGTACCGGTATTTTAGGTGAAGGCACTAGCGGCGCTGGTGGCACTGGCGCTGGTGGCGGCGGTGGTGGTGGTTCAGGTGGAACCAACGGTCAAAATGGTGGTTTTGGTTGCGGCACCGACGGTGATGGTGGACCATTCGGGGGCGGCGGTGCTTCCGGTAACAACGGTAACTGCGCTGCACAAGGTGCTGCAGGCGCTGTACGTATTTTATGGCCCGGAAATGAAAGATCATTTCCTTCAACAAGAACAGCGGATGAATAAAGATGGCTGAAAGATATTTAATCAAAATAAGAAATGGTGCACCTCATGGTGATCCTTTTATATGGAGTAATTATCGTTTAGCATTTCCAGAAATGGATATTGATAATTTACCAGATAATTATATGGAATATTTTCCTCAAAAATATACACAAGCGCACCCACATGATAAAAAAACTGGTTATACTAATGAAATTCAAGATGGTGTAGTAAGACAGGTTTATCAAACCACAAGGATGGAAGGTACTGAATTAGAAGAACATCATACGCAAGTAAAAAGCGACTGGTATGCAGATACTGGATATAATTCCTGGAATTATGATGCTAATACATCTATTTTTTACCCACCCACACCCTATCCTGAAGATGATCCAGATAATGAATACGAGTGGGTTGAAGCTAATACCACATGGGTTATTGTTTCATAAATTAGTTGATTTTTTTATCATATTAAGGTATAATAAGTATGAGTGAAGATAGATTTGCTTTCAAAAAAGCATCATCAGAAACTATTTTAAAACGTCGTCAAGTATGTTATAAATGTGATGATTTTAATGATAAACTAAGAGTTTGTAATAAATGTTGGTGTTTTATTAGATTAAAAACAGTACCAAAACGTGCTAGATGTCCTATTGGAAAATGGTAATTAATTATGAAAAAAGTGAATATTTATTGGGCATCGTCTGATAATATTGATAATGGTAGAAAATATCTTAAGTTTAAACCTGAATGTTTAGCAGATATACTTAAAGAAGAATTGAACGATATACCTTCATATAAAAGGTTGCTACATTGCCCGGTTTATCGTTCAGAACTTAATAGGACGTTCGCTATTAGAGCAGATATAGATTATACTATTGAATATAAAGAAGATGGTACTATCTATTGTCCAATGTATAATCAAAGTTTCTTTGATGCTAACGTTCATATAGAAGAAGGTAATAACGCTAGAATAATTCAATTGTTCTGGTTTTACTTTCTTTTTTGCGAAGAGAAAATGGAAATTACTCAACTACCTCCATTTTTTCATATGAAAAATATTGATCATATTAGTACTTTCGGTACATATGATATATCAAACTGGTTCAGAGGACTAACTTACCCCATTATTTTTAAAAAACCTACAACATTAGAAATAAAAAGAGGTGATATTTTGTATTATATTAGATTTAATACAGATAAAAAAATAAATCTAGTAAATTTTGAATATACCTCTGAACTAGCAAAAATTCAACAAGAATTATTAAATTTAAAAACATTTAAACCGTTTAATTTAAATTTAAGTATGCTTCCATATTATAAATTATTTAAAAGTAAAAAGATAAAACAGCAAATAATGAAAAATATTCGAAATGCTACTTTAGATTAAGCATTAATTATAACTTGATAGATATAAAGTAGATAATAAAAGGTGAATAAATGAAAGAAATACAAGTAATCGATGGAGCAATTAATCCCTACGCTATTGCTCAATTTCAACAGAGTATTACAGCTCCTTGGTTTTCATGGTATCTTACTGACGTTGTAAAATCAGATAATATGTGGTCTACAGTTCGCAGAAAATATTATAATATGGTCAAAGACTATCATGATGATATAAAAGAATCAGAGCAGTTTGTACATACACTTATTATGGATTATAAATTAAACTCTGATGCATATGAAACTTTTAAATTATTAACCGATGTCTTAGATATAGCTATGGGACAAGATATTGATATATCTAGAATGAAAATTAACCTTACTACACGTAAAGGTGAAGAGTTTAGAAATAAAATATCTTCACCTCATTTAGATAATCCTGAATTTGTTGATGGTAGAGATTGGATTGCAATTTACTATATAAATGATAGTGATGGTGAAACGGTAATTTTTAATCAAACTAATGATTTTCTTACTAGCCCTACACCCTTTACTCCAAAAATGAAAGTACAGCCAACTGCGGGTAGAATGATCATTTTTCCTGCAAAATACTATCACAGTGCTGGATGGCCAGTAGAAAATGATTATCGCGGTGTTGTTAACATTAATTTTTCTATCGAATTTCCAGAAGATTTGTCGTTAGACTAAACTTATAAAGAAAAACTCTTAAAACCCCTTAGCATCTATATTATAAATATAGGTAAACAACTAAGGGGTTTCCTATGGCCTTACCAAATACTCGTGAAGAATTAAAAGCATATTGTCTTCGTAATCTCGGTGCCCCAGTCATCGATATTAATGCTGATGATGAACAGCTTGAAGATAGAATTGACGAATCTATAGAATACTACAGAGACTATCATTTTGATGGTACTGAAAGAGTATTCTATAAACATCAAGCAACAGCAGCAGATATAACAAACGGATATATTACTGTACCTGATTCTATATACGGAGTAACAGGTTGTTTTACTTTGGGTGGTACATATTCAGTAAATAACCTATTTAATGTTCGTTATCAAATTCATTTAAACGATTTATATGATCTTCTTCAATCTTCTATTGTGCCTTATACAATGGCTATGACCCATATTAATATGTTAGAAGAAACATTTGTAGGTAAGCAACCAATTCGTTACAACAGACATACAAATAGAGTTTATATTGATACTAGTTGGTCAGATAAAATTCCTGTAAATACATATATTATTCTTGATTCTTATCAAATTATAGACCCTGATGTTAATACTGATATGTATTCTGATCGTTGGTTATTAAGATATACAACAGCATTATTTAAACGTCAATGGGGTGAAAACCTTAAGAAGTTTGAAGGATTACAAATGCCAGGCGGTCTTACTTTTAACGGTCAAAAGATCTGGGAAGAATCTATGGAGGAAATTCGTAAACTAGAAGATGAGATGATTTCAAGTTATTCACTTCCAGTTCATGATATGATAGGTTAACCATGGCTACCAACAAGTATTTTAATAACTTTAGTTATGGCCGAGAACAAGATTTAGTTGAAGATTTAACTATCGAAGCAATTAAAATTTATGGTCATAATATTAAATATCTACCTCGTACTCGAGTAAATACTGATAATTTATTCGGCGAAGATACTTTGTCTTCTTTTGATGAAGGTATCGATATTGAAATGTATATTAAAAATACTGAAGGTTTCGAAGGTGAAGGTGATTTACTTTCACGTTTTGGATTAGAGATTAGAGATAGTGTTACGTTTACTGTAGCTCGTAAACGTTTTGATCAATCAATTACGTCACCAAAGATTCTAACTGAGGTTGGTTATAATATGATATTTGAGGATGGTAGTACAACTACACCATCTAGACAATATCTAACTGGTTCACAAGATACAGATTCGTTTATGTTAGAAGGTGATGATTATCTCAATACAATAAACAGACCACAAGAAGGTGATTTAATTTATTTTCCAATGGTTGGAAAGTTATTTGAGATAAAATTTGTAGAACACGAACAGATATTCTATCAAACAGGTAGACTTCAAACATATGATGTCCGTTGTGAATTATTTGATTACAGCTCTGAAGGAATCAACACCGGTAATACAGAAATTGATCTTATTGAAGATACATACACTCTCAATACATTAGGTTATGAATTTACTCTTGAAGACGGTACAGGTATTGTTAGTCTTGAAGATGGTGGTTCATTACTACAAGAATATACAATTGAGACAACAGACAAGTCTGCTAATAATGCTTACTTCCAACTTGAATCAGAGAGTATTTTAGACTTCAGCGAGACTAATCCATTCTCAGAAATTGATAGGTACTAATTATGTTTGGTAGAACGTTTTATCACGGGACAATGAGAAAATATGTTGTTGTTTTTGGCAACATGTTTAATGGTATCTATGTACAAAGATTTAATTCAAGCGATGAAAGAGTTCAAACTCTTAAAGTACCAATTGCATACGGTCCTAAAGAAAAGTTTTTAGTAAGATTAGCACAAGATCCTAATTTAGATCAAGATGTAGCGGTTTCATTACCTCGTATGGGTTTTGAAATGACAGGT